GTGGCCGGCGCGGCAGCCGCTGCCGCAGCCACAGGGCTCTTCTGCGGGGTGGCCGACTTCTTGCGCATGGTGGGGAAGGCTTCGTCGATACGGCGATCCAGCTCCGCGAAATACTCGTCGGTCATCTGGTTGTAGCCCTCTGCCGTCAGCTGGGTGTCCACTGCCAGCGCGAATTGCTTGTGCGCGGCGAACTTCGGATTCTCGAACCAGGCTTTGTTCTTCGCCAGCCACTTCTGTGCAGCGGGGTTGGCCTGCGGTGCTTGGCGTTGCGGCTGTGCCTGCGGTGTAGGGGCTTCGGAACGGGCTGGCGCCTGTGCGGGCTTGCGTGCTTCCAGGCCGCGTTTGTGTTCACGTACCTGGTTCAGTCGGAAGCGCAGTTCATCCACCTCACCCTGCAGCTGCAGCTCGGTGTCGTACTCACCGGCCTCACGGGCGGCTTTCAGCTCCTTGGACTTCAGTGCGATCTGTGTAGCGAAGGCATGATCCAACACTTCGGCGTGCTGGAGCTCCACCTGGGCCACCCGCTCGCGGGCCTCCTGCAACTCCCGGTCGCGCTGCTGAATGATCTCGTGCGCCTTGGCCACGATGGTCTTGGCCTGCACGGCTTCCGCCTCATGCTTCTTACGCAGACGAATCTCACGGAAGATGCGCTTCTGCACCTGCTTGGAGTAACCCTTTACTTCTTCGTCGAGTTCTTCCGCATCTCCTGTATCGCTTCCGTCTGCAGCTTCAGCGCTATCCGGCTCATCAGCAGGAACGTCTCCCGTCGTAGACTCTCCAGGCTCTGCTGGTTCGTCGGTGGGCTCGGCACCTTCGTGTTCTTCGGACTCATCTACCACTACCTCGAAGTCTTCGTCGGTCTCAACTTCAATTTTGTCGTCAATCAATTCACTCATGTCAGTTCCTTAAATGTGAATCCGCAGGTCTTCTGGGTCGGTCACCACGCTGAGGATCTCGTCGTCGTTGACGAGCAACAGCTTGACGTTCTTGTAGGTGATCTTCTGCCCGGCATACCGGCCAAAAATCACGTAGTCGCCCACCTTCGGTGCGTGCGGCTCGCCGTCCAGACGCTGATCCTTACCGGCTTTCGACCCCATCCCAACGACTTTGCCGACGTAAGTCAGCACTTCCTGCGCCTCTTGGGTGCTTGACGCAATCAGAATGCCGCTCTTCGTACGGACCTTGGGCCGTACCGGCATGACCAACATACGCCAATAGATAGGTTTGATTCCGTCGAAGAATCCCTCCGGGTGGACGGCGTCCTCATTGTCCCAGCCCGTGCTATCTCCAGGTACTTTCACATCAATCTCCTTCATCAAGAAGTTTATCGAACTGCGTTTTGACGATATTCGCCGCTTCATTCATCCCTCGTATCGTCCCGACGAGGGCGCGGTATTCCGCGTGGTCGGCAGCCTGACCACCCACCACCCGTTTCTCCACCGCTACGCGCTGTTCTTCAATGGCGCGTAGCAGCTTTTCCTTCAGGTCAAAGACGCTTCTCACCGATACCGTCCTTCTTTGTTAGCAAACTCAGTGGTCTGCGCGAACTGGCTGCCGCCCTGCCCGCCCTGCATCATTCGGCTCAACGACTGCACCACCTCGGCAAACGGCTTACCCAGGGCTTTCGCCAGTACCGCCAGCTCACGCGGCGACATCGGCACACCCGTCTCTGTGATGAACTCCTCAGCCTGCTTCACCAGCTGGGGAGACAGCCCCTGCATTGCGTCCTTGCGGTCAATATCCGCCGCCAGTGCCCGGTCCTTACGCTGCTGGTCCAAGGCGAACGACTGATTCTTCCGCTCCTCCTGCAACTGGGCTTGTTGTGCCCGGAGCTGCTCCTGCTGTGCTGCCTGCTGGACCGGATCAACTTGTGGTTGAGCGGCCTGTCCTTGCTGCGCCGCCTGTTGGGCTTGTGCTGCCTGCATCTGTTGCTGCATGATTTGCTGCGCCATCATAGCAGATTGCTGTGAGATTTGCACTTCAATCATGGGTGGGAGGTCTGGGAGCATCGGCTCGTTGCTCTCGGCGTGGAAGTTTATCGGCGGCAGCGGCGCTCCCATCTGCGCGAACTGCATGTACGTCATCATCGCCATGTGCTCTTGGAGGTGGGCCTGCAACGCGTTGCTCATGGGCGGCTGCATAGTCTGCAGCTGGAGCTGGTGTACCGCGAGGTGTGCGCTGTGATCTTGATCGAGGAACGCCTTGATCGGGCGGCCCAGGAAGACAAACACCCCTTCACTGATCGGGTCAGCCCGTTGTGCTTCGGCGGGTTTCGGGAACACCTTCTCAGGGTCTGGGAACCGCACGGCTTCGAGGAGATTCAGCGCTGCCGCCCGGCGGTCGGCGATGTCCGGCATTGACTGAGCCAGCTGTAAGGCTGTCTGTGCCATAGCGATCCGCTGCGCGGAGCTGAATATGTTCGGGTCGCTGACCGGGATAACGTCGATGCGCCCGTCGAAGTCCTGCCGCAGTACAGCACCTTCGCCCACGTTGTATGGATAGGCTTCGGGCAAGTATTCGCCGTTGAGCTTGGCTATGTTTATCAGCTCGTCGCCGAGGGCTTTGTGCAGGCGCTTGTGAATACCGGACAGGACTTTCGACCCCTGCTCGATGAGGGCCACCGTGGTCCCCACGGGGCCTGAATTCGCCGCGTCGCCCACCATGGTGTCCGTCGTTGCGGCGAACCGCTGGCCGAACTCCGTGAGGGTGCCCAAGAGCGTGAGCAGCACGTTGCTCGGCTCTTTGTACGGCAGGGGGAAGAACGCCCTGGACAGCTCATCCGCCGTCATCTCAGTGTCTTTCCACTGTCCGGGGACGAAGTCCACCTCTCCGTTGATCTTGGCATCCTTGGACTTGAACCCGCCGGATAGGCTGGAAAACGCGCCGCTGTCGATGAGGATCTGCAGGATGTCCGTGGCCGCGTCTGCGATACCGCCGATGCAGTGAATCAATCCGAACCCGTAGGCACCGAGGCCCGGCATCATGTCCTTCTGGGTAAACCACACGCGGCGCTTGTAGTTGTCATCACCCTCGTCCCAGTTCCTATACACATTCAGCACTTTCTTCGTACTGAGATCGAACGTCACGATATACGGCAGGGGGTACTCGTACTCGAACCCCGGCAGGTCCAGGTCGATGTGCATCTCGGCGAAGACGTGCAGACGGTCCATGTCATCCACCGCGTGGCGCACCTGCTCCCCAGTGATCTCCGCGACCACGTCGCTGGTGGGGCTCTTGACCAAGTCATCCGTGGGATCGACCATCCCGTCCTCGGGCTCGCAGCCGCACACGTCCTTGTAGAACCCGGCGGCCACCAAGCGACGATACTGGGCGTGGGTGTAAGTTATCTTGTGAGCATAACGAGGCGCGTGGCGCAGGCCGCCACAGGTGTATGGCATCACGAAGTCGTCGGACTTTACCCAGCGGGACACCACACGGCGCTCAGACGGGCAGTAATACTGCTTGTCGAACTCGCTGCCTGAGAGGGCCAGGCGGAAGTACTTCTTATCCTGCTCGTCATAATACCCACGATCCTCGACCGTGAGCTGATAGTTCATGTAGTCCTCGATGCGCCGCGACTGCGCGATGGTGTCTTTGGTGCTTTCACCGAGTATCCGCGTTTTCACCGGGCCGCCGGGTGGGAACAGCTCCGCCATGGCCCGTGCCTGGAACTGCGTCGCCGCCTCGATAATCAGCGGGTGGGTGACGTTCTGCACGCCGGCGTCGCCAGCATCATCGCCTTTGTATATCCCAAGCCGACGCAGGCCGGTGGTGAGCGTGTCGTACCACTCAGACCGCGACTCCTTGTCGGACTCGTAATACCCGTGCAAGCGCTCGCCCAGCTCATCCAGCGCCGACTCTTCGAGGTGCTCCGCCAGGTTGGCATTGTGCGGTATCAGCGCCTCCATTATCTGCTGCGCCCCCTCGGCGTCCGTCTCAATGACGATCTCCGCTTCACCAGTCTCAGGGTCCACGGACAGGGACTCTTCGTCACCCATCTCGTCTGCGCCACCGACCTCCATCTCGATCTCCGTTTCAGCGGGGGACGCCATGTCCTCGGTGCTGAGCTTGTTGTAGGCGCCTTGCGCCATCTGACTGTATGCGTTACCCTTCATGCTGTGCTCCTTCAAGCTGATAGCGGTGATTACTTGCGACGCCGCACAGCATACCGCCTCTTGGCCGCGCTGTCTTGGTCATACTCGTCTTCATCGGGCTCATAATCGTTCGGCGTGTCAACTAGATGCACGCGTCTAAAGTACGACAGCATATTTACAGTGCTGTCTACCTGATCGTCATGTACTGTGTTTGGAAACGCGGCGCACTCGTCCAAGAGGTCTTCGGCCCACGCCCGCTCCACGTAATACACCGACCCCTGTTCAAGCACGATAGCCGCCGCATGGGCGCGGGCGATCTTCGATCCGATGGGCTTTATGGGTGCCACGGGTACTCCCCGCTTACGCATCTCCTGTATGAGCGGTATCCCAGACGCCGCCTTTTCGATGATGAGCCGATCCGGCTTGTACTCCCGGTATGATGCCAGTGTATTCTCCAAGAGCTTCGGGAACGACAGCCGCTCCTTCATGCGCTCCAGCAGGATCACGCACTGCTTGTTATCGCTCTCGCGAGTGAAGACGCCCCATGTGGTCCGCACGGAAAAGTCGTTGTGCTCGCCCTCCTCGAACGCCGTGTCGTAGCTTTGATAAACAGCGGAGCACTCCGGTAGTGGTTTATTCTTCGGCCATGCGCGCCACCAGTGGCGCTGCAGTATCCCACCCTCTTCCTCCACGGGGTTCTGCATGTAGAGCGAGGACCATGCTTTGGACGTCAGCGTGGCCTTGGTCCGCATGAGTTCTTCGAGCGGCCAGCGGCGCGGACTGAAGCTATCCCCTGGTTTGTAAAAGTGCGGGGTGTCGATATGTGGGTCGTCGCTGCAGCTGTTCAGCAGGTCCGCCGTGGCCTGGTCAATGATCGCCGGTATCTTCAACACCTCCCACTGGTCTGCGCCAGGATTAGACACCGCGTCCGCCAGTAGTCGACCACATATGTCCCCGACGTTCCACCGCGTCATGATTACCACGATCACGTTGCGCTCTGGCATGCGACGAGTGTAGAAACCCGCACCGTACCACTCGTACACGTTATCCATCGCGGAGCGCGAAAACTGGTCTTGTTCACTAAGAGGATCGTCACAGTTATGCGTGCGAAACCCTTGCGCGTAAAACTCATGGGTGGTGTCAACCGTGAAGTCAACCAGCGGTGCGCGACACTCACTTTCGACAAGCGAAAAAACCTCCTCATACCCGAGGAGGTTCCTTGTTACCCAGTTCTTCAGTCTACGTAATCCCACCTATACCCTCCACATGTGGCGTTTCCGCCGCTTAGGCATTTAGACACAGCCGCATATGATAACCCCGTAGAAGTTGCGGCCTCTTTGGCGCTGTCGAATATTACCGAGCCCCCGTGTACATCAAGACGCTGCACACGCCGCCCTCGATTCGTAGAAAAACTGCCCGCGTACAACACTTTTTCAATCGGAAGATTCGCCCGCAGACGGTTGCGAACAACAGCCTGGTTCAAGCCAAGCACTTCACACCACTCCGACACACAGCGCGTCTCGCCTTTGTAGGTGAGCATCCTGTTCCAGGCTGTGTTTCTGGCCTGCTCTTTAGGTGTCGCCCAACGGCAATTCTCCGGGTAGTAACCGTCATCGCCGTCTATCCTGTCGATGCTGTGTTTGTCAGTAGGTGGGTCACCCATGTCGCGGTAGAAATTGTCGAAGGTCAACCACTCGTCACACACCCAAATACCTTTACCCAAGTAGTTCTTTTGGACAGATGGCTTTGCTGCCACCACACTGCCGAGGTTGCCTGTGCGGGCAAGTATGCCTTTCCAGATTGAGTATACACGGCTCTTCGTCTTACCATGGCGCTCCCACCAGATTACATTACCGGGTTCAAAGTCTTTAGTCTCGTCCTGTCGGAGCAATGTGTGTTGTGGGCTCGGTCGCTTCCCCAAGTCCCCGATGAACTTTTCGTAATCATGCCAGCGCTCAGCAACTTTGATGCCGTGTAAGTAATCCTTGGCGTTTGGGTTGTAGCAGCGGTTCATCATTGCCGCCCAACTTTTGCGCTCAGGAAGTTGCGAAGGGTATACAATAGGCGTCGGACGCTTGGCGGGTTTGGTAGTAGTATCCATAGTTTGCTCCATATGGTTTGGGTTTCCACTCGATCTCCGAGCTGCAACTCGGAGGCTTCAACCCACCCGCGTCCAACCACCCAGACAGGATGATTCAACGAGCAGGTGAGTCTGCTGTTGATTGTCACCTGGTTTTCGTGCGTCGTCAAGCACTTTTTTGTAACCCTTCCCCAGCCTGTCGCTCCGAGCAGATAGTCACCGACATCAACCTCGGCGGCGGGAAGCGCCCCACGCTTACTGACGACAGTCGAATCAGGCGCCACGCACAGCCCGAGCATAAAGCCTTTCCCAGCAACGCCTCCTCCTACGCCCACAGCGTTATACTCACCCCCTTCGGTAGTAGCCCACTGCGCTGCGGCTTTCGAGTCTTTCGCCACCTTAGTTTTGGGGAACATCTGCTGGTAATCTGGACTGGCAACCATGTTACGTATCTTCCGCCCAAACTTCTCCACAAGACTTGAAGCATAGGAGGTGTGCAACACCTTGTCCTTGGGGTTATGACCCATCCACCAGGCCGGTAACAGCTCGGAACACATGAGGGACTTCCCAGCGCGGGGCGCGATCATCACCATCAACCGGTCGATTTCTCCCCGTTTTAAGGCTTCCAACCGGCGTGCAATCAGCACGTGCACCTCGTCGAAGACAAACCAAGGGGCTACCTGCTGAACAAAGTCCAGAAAGCTCTCCGATCGACGTGCAATGTCTCTACGCCGTAGGTATTCTTTTATGACAGCGGCCTCATGCTGCGGTAATTTTGCTAGGGCGGTGTCATCAATGTTTAATTCAAAGGTCATTGTCGTATGTATTTGCGTTATGCTCGATGACTGCCTCACCAAAAGGTGTGCGGACCGTGCGCGGCTGGGGTTTTTGCGTGTGCGTTGAGGCGATCTGGGCGCCGCTGGTCACCGTGGTGGTCGTCTGCCGCGTACCGTCCGGTAGTGTGTTCGTTGTCACAGTCTGTTTAGTCACCAGCTGTAGTACTTTCAACTCAAGCTCTTCGTCGCTCATGTCTTTCAGCTGTTGGCTGAGCTGCTCAAGGTTCTGCTGCTGCGCTTGCGGAGTGATTACTGGCATAGGGTTATCATTTCCCGCCCACTTTACTGTGGATTTGATGAGGTCCGCCTTGATATTCGCCGGCGTCTGCGGGGAGTTCACCATACCAAAGATCAGATCGAGGTACACCTCGGCCTGTGCCTGGGCTTTCTTGCGGAACGACCAGCCTTCGATCTTAAGTGACTCGCGGTGGTCTGCGAGTTCACGCTGAAACGCGGGGTTTTGTGTGATTACTTTGTAATCATCTTGGGTGAGCCCATAGCTGTCCAATATATTGAGGAGCGGGGCCGACTCCAGCGCAATATCGAGGCTCAGTCCCACAGGATATGGGGCCATGGCCGCTGGGTTTATGGTCAGTACGGGTGGCTGTGTGGGGTCAGCGGCGGCCAACAGATCAGATGGGGTCTCATACATCATAATCAGGCTCCAACTCTTTGGGTGGCCGTGGCTTGGAGGTGCGCCGGCGCCACTCCGTGTGGGCATCCGCTGCGCACGCTTTACAATATGGGCGACGACCGTCCTTACGTGTGCGATCCCTGGCAAAACAGCCTGCGGGCATCAACGTGTTGCACTTGAGACAAACGCGATCCGGTTCCATAATGGTGAGATTTAGTTTTAGTCACGCCTGTATACCACGGGCTGAGGATTTTTGCAAGGATTCAGTTGGTTTGGCTTTAGCTGGCTTGGCTTCGCGCGATTTAGATGTTAATCATATAGGTGATTGAGTTAGCTTGCTGGTGTAGGTGATTAAGATGTTAGCTTGCTGGTGTAGGTGATTAAGATGTTAGCTTGCTGGTGTAGGTGATTAAGATGTTAGCTTGCTGGTGTAGGTGATTAAGATGTTAATCATGACGTAGAAAACGACGCTCTGCGCGGCTGCGCAGCTACCTCTACACCGGAGGGCAGGGGCTTTCACCCTCTCCCCGGCACCCGCGTAGGCGTACCTGCACCCGTAAGTATGCTGATTGCGTGTAAAAGAGTAGGTGATAGGGTGTAGAAAAGTGCAGATAGTACTTGACAAGTACTCTAAAGGGTGTAGAATGGGAACCACTGCAGCAACGGTGCTGCAGCAACAAAGCCCCTAGGGGTGTTAAGGAGTAATATTATGAACAAGAAACAACTGCAAGCCGGCCTTATCAACGAAATCAGCACTTTTGCAGGCACCAAGGGATTTGAGGCCAGTCTCAGAGAAGTCAAAGGCAAGGAAAAAAACGCTGGGAAGGTCTGGTCTGTGACCACCATGAAACACGCTGGCGCTGATCTTAAGTTCGAGCTCTGGCTTCTGGTATCACCGGAACCTGAACCCCTCAAGGCTAAGGCCAAAGTCGACACGGCTTTGCCGGCTGGAACCGAATGGGTGCTAATCGGCGACGACGTGCTCGAACCCGAAGGTGCCGACTTGACCAAGGTGACCAAGGTGTATATCGGGGAAGCCTGGGTAGACTGGAAACTGCCGACCAAGAAAAAGCCGGCAGCACCTGCTGCGGAAAAAACCAAGGCAAAGCCGGCAGCACCTAAGTAAGGCAGTACCCAGCAGGGTCTTGCGACCCTGCTGGATTTAACCAAGGGCCAATGGCCCGTTATGAAGGAGTTTTGATATGCGTCATATTTTAATCGCTGAATGGAGTGTCCACCCTGTGGGTGGAGATTGGACTGCCAAGGGAATCGTTGCGGCAAAAACCCGCACTGGCCTGGAAAAGGCCAAGGCAAAGACGATCCTTCGGCTCATCGACAACGGCACCTACAACGCGGAAGCCGATGAGCTCCGGTGGGATGTCGACGGTATTGGTATTCCGCTGCACAAGTAACCCACACAGCCCCGCCGCAAGGCGGGGCATAACCTGGAGTATTAATTATGAAGTTCATTGACCGCGCCAAGCTAACAGGGCGCACCATGCTACAGACCACAGCAAGATACATCAAGGAACTGGTCGAAGTTCGCACGGTCGACGGATTCAACTACCTGCCAGCTGATCTACCAGTGGCAGACCTGGTGCACACCAGAGCAGCAATACCTGCCGGCGCGGTCGCGCCTGGCGCCCACAAACTCGACGAGGATGGCAACGTACGGCTGACCCGCACACGCTGGACTACACTTACCAGCGACGTTGTTATCGAAGACAGGGTGTTGCCGGCTGGTAGTCAGGTGTCGCTAGTGAAGCGGTTATGGACTTTGCGCCCAGCAATATGGGCCGTCGTGCCGCCCAAAGAATAGAAGTCTGCCCGCCACAAGGCGGGCTTTTGCATTTCCGCTTGACAAGCTGGGGCAAAAAGTTTAAGCTGCGCTGCAGCTTAAATCCAAAACGCCCAAACTACCCGCACCCAGCGGGCTTTTTCACGTCAGTCGGTCGAGGGCTCGCCGCTCGCAAAATTTCGCGGTGGGTGGCCGCTGCAAACTGGCATTCGATGTAAACTGACAACGTCAGTTTACACTTCATAAAAATTTTTGTCAAGCAAATCCACCTGCCCCAACACCATGTGCCGGAGGCTGGCCGCTCAGTATGCCGCGCCGCCTCGAAATCCGCGTCAACGCGCGCGAAAATCCGCCTGCCCGGGCGAGAAACTATGCTACGTCCTAGTACGTACATGTCTGTATCTACGTGCACGTAGATCGTCAAATTCGCGAAATATGACGAAATTTTTTATGACATGCTATATATTTCGGGACTAGAAAATTCGGTTGTCATCTGCAAAAAAATTATTTTGATTTTTTTGCAAGTCGTTGATTTCAAAGGGGTTATGACAAAATTTTTTATGACATGCTATATTTTTTGGACCATGACATCCGGCTGAAACCCACCTCAAAATATGACAAAATTTGCAAGTCCGCCCAAGGGGCCCAATGAAATCAACGACTTACTTACTTTCTTTCTTAATTATTATATAAATAATCTTAATAATCAAAATAATTACCCCAAATTGAGTTTTCCCGAAAAAAAGTTAGCCCGCTAAAAATTAGCGGGCGTGGTGGAACACGCCAGCCCCACCCTCTCGCCGCTCAGCAAGATTATTTGATTATTTGTGTAACAATCCTGCAAAATCAAGCACTTACAAACAATCCGGCTTGATTATTTCGCACTTATCATAGATTTTTTTGATTATATGCCCCGCACATACTTTTCGATAAACTCAACGCGTTGAGTTTATCGAAGTTTTTCTCCCTTGTCAATACTACACACCTATGGTCCCACTTGGCATGGTCCTGCCGAAAAAGCCCTGCAAAATCAGCGACTTGCACCAAGCCCTTGACAAATTTTGCCCAATCCGCCACAATGTGCCCCATCGATGCAGCGAAGGCCAGCTTCGCTATGTATATATAAATCAACTGGTCTCAGGAGCCGCACTCCGTCTATCCAAGGGTTTGCATAACATCTCACGGCATGTGGGATGAACTGCCCCAAGCCCCGATAGACCGTGATAAATACGGCGGTGGTCAGCCACCATGATTCCACTCAGCGCCTGGTAAGCGCCGCGAGGGTAAATCCCGAGTAAAATTCAACCGTGACCCAGGGTACGCCCTGGTAACGATCACACATCCCATAACGGGTGGGCTACGCTGCGCGGCGTCGCTCTAGGATCATTACCGGCAAGTTCAATGGGGAGCGACGCGGTACTGCGCAGTGGGCTCGATCGGCCCACGGGCCACACAACGTGTGGTTACAGTACGACAACAAGGACGATAAGGACGATAGACAATTCATCGAGCCCATTGGCGCAAGCGAGTGGGCTCCCTTGAGCTGTTCATCCCGAACACTCGTTAACTCAGGAGAACGCAAAATGCGTACCTATGAAGAACTCCACCAGTACCTCACCACCTACGGTTATGACGAGTCCATCGTCGACCTGCTGTCCCCAGTGCCGGCCAGCGAGTCCCAGACCAAGGAGGTGAAATAATGGATGCCGTGATCCTCCTCCTCCGTGGCGCACGTGGATTATACATCCCTCGGGACTTTGCCCAGGGCTACGACCTGGACGCGTGGCACGTCCCGACTGAAGCCCAGAAACACCTTGCTGACCCTTACCAGGACTGGTACTGGGACGCGTGGAACGAAGTGCAGCACGTCGCCTACCTTGAATATGGCGAGGATCGTTACACCTTGTACCAGGACTGGAACTTGTGGGCCATCTGTTACGAGAAAATGACGCCCGAAGAGCGCGAGAACTTCGGGTTTGACCCGGAGTAGCTCCCACCTTGTAGCACAACCCGCCGTTCCGCATGTGGGAACGGCCAACAATCGGCCAACAATCGGCCAACAATCGGCCAACAATCGGCCACAACCTAGGAGAACGCAAAATGCGTACCTACGAAGAACGTCACCAGTACCTCACGGGCCAGAATTACAATCCAGAAATCGTCGACCTGTTGTCCTCAGTGCCGGCCAGCGAGTCCCAGAAGCTCTCCACATACTGCGAAGCATACCGCATGGGCAACTTCAGCCCCGCCCCGCTGCATACCCTTGCCGTCGCTCTAGGCGACGCGCGGCAGTTCCCTGAACCCATCACCCCCACCTTCGATCTGAACCCCGATAACAGGGCTCTGGCAGAGTTCCTGTTCGATCGCTTAACCGCAGACCAACTGGTATGCTTCGAAGGCACCTACGGGCTCCCCATTCATAGTATCGGCGTCGCCGAAGATGGGCGTCGGCCAGCTTATTGGCGGACCTTGAATAACGTCTTTATCAACGAGCGCACCGCCACCAGCCTCACCAAGCTCCTCTCCCGTATCGGCATAACCGGCCCAGAAGCCGACGCCATAAGCCGCGCATGGGATGCGCTGATTGCCCAAAAGGGAGCCCCATATATCCTTGAGTTTCTCAACCTTGGTGCAGCAAACCCCGAAGATATCGTAGATGTCTACGATATATCCATGAACGCGCAAGGATCCACCTACTCATCCTGCATGACTGGGGACCAGTACCCCTCGGCGTATGCCCATCTCGACAACGGGAACTTCGCCATAGCCCTGCTCCAGCAGGCTGGCGACCTCAAGGGTCGTTGTCTGGTCAACACGCACCGCAAGCTCTACCTGCGCCCCTACGGCGTCCTTGAAAAGGGTGAAACAACGCCGGATACCAACACGCAGGTGCTCATCAGCCTGCTGGAGCAGACGGGCTATCGCCAGGACGGCCACGCCTTAACCGGGCTCACCTTAGCCCTTGCAAGGGAGGGACACGTACCATACCTCGATTGCCAGCCGAATTGCCGGTGGGAAAGCGGCGACCTCATCGTAGACCGACACGGCTCCGTCGTGTGTAACAACACGAACGGCACGTACGATGACTGCCGTGTAGCCTGCGACTGGTGCGGAGAGTATTGCGACGAGGACGATACCCGTCGCACCAATTGCTACGAAGTCATCTGCTCATCGTGTGTGGAAAACTACGGCGTCGAGTGCTGTGATCGCTATGGTGATTACATTATAGTCCACCAAGACTCAGATTACATCCAAGCCGAAGACGGCGAGTGCTTCACAAGCGCCAGGGCGGCCATGGCCAACGGCTACATCCAAACCACACACGACGAGTGGCATCCCGTAGACGAAACCTTCGTCTGTCCGTCCTGCGATGAGCGTTTCCATAACAACGATGGTCATTACCACGACCGCAGCGACGCGACGTATTGCGAAGCCTGCTTGCCTGAAGACGAAGACGAAGACGAAGACGAAGACAACCGCCACATCGTCAAGGACCATCTCCCGCGTCTAGCCGACACCATGCAAGGCGACATCGTCAGCGACTTTATGCACCGTACCATTCTCTTAGTCATCGACCGTGATGCTCCCGGTCATTTCTTCACCTGCCGCGACCTCATAACGGGCAAGTATCGTCGTTATATGTACCACCAGCTCGATCGCCTCAACGAAGCCCAGCTGCGCTGGATGGGGAATAACACCCCGCCGGTACGCAAGGAATACACAGGCTGGGAAGCCAACTACTCCCCTGTATGGGCCATCAACCGGCAGCATCATCCCCGATACACCTTCAACGTGGAAACCTCGTCAGCGGTTACTGACGCCATCGGCTGGTTCGAAGTCACCCCGACCAACAACGCACAAATCAACGCACAAATCAACGCACAAATCTGAGGAGCCATCATGAACCTGAACACCATTCTCACCTCCCGTGGCCCCCAAGGCTCCGTGGAACACACCCGGTTCATCGGTGATCTCGCTTGCCTGCTCATCGACGTGGCCGGCCATCCGGCTGTGACTACCTACATGGACACCGAGGCAACCGTCCAGTGCATCCACGTCAAGATCGGCGACCTGCCGATCGCCTTCACCGCACACACCGACACAGCCCGACCAGTGGGCGCCATCGCTCATGATCAGAACGTGGACTGGTATTACCTCAGTCAGCCGAAGTCACAACCCGGCAAATGCCTTGGTGCCGACGATGGGGCGGGTATCTACGTCCTCATCCAGATGATCGCTGCACAAAAGCCCGGTCATTACTTCTTCTTCACGGGAGAAGAATGCGGCGGCATTGGCTCCAGTCACATGGCCAAGCAGCACCCCGAGCTGTTCATCAACCTCAAAGCTGCCATTGCCTTTGATCGGCGTGGTACTGAGGACGTGGTGTATGAGCAAGGCGTCGGCCAGTGCGCTTCACTGGCCTTCGCAGAGGCGACATGTGCCCTCCTATCCATGGGCCACTCCCCATCACCCTACGGTTCATTCACGGACACGGCGAACCTGGCGCACCTAGTCCCGGAGTGCCTCAACATATCGGTGGGCTACGATCACGAGCACGGCCCGGAAGAAACCCTCGATGGAAACTATCTGAGCGACCTCACTGGCCGTTGTATTGAAGTCGACTGGGCGACCCTCGTACAGCACGCCACCCGCGAACCCGGCGACTTCGGCGTGCCTTATAAGTCCCGTTGGGACTTCAACAGCTTCGCCCCATCAAGCAAGACACGCAGCCACAACTCATCCAGCTCATCCAGCTCATCCGCCGAGCTAACCCCCGAAGCCTGGCTCGATATGACCAGCGCCCAGCGCAAAGCATGGCTGTTTACCCAGCCTATGGAGACCATCGCCGACTTCATAGACGACCTGGCATGGGCTGTCGTGGTCGGTGACTACGATGAACAGCAGGTAGGCAACGAGCACTGGTATAACTGACAACCCGCCCACCATCGACCATTCCAAACCAAGGGCGGCGCCGTGCCGCCCGTTATGAAGGAGCGCATCATGTCCATGCAGAAATATCCCAACTCACTCAAGGCCCGCCAGGCCACCCGTCTATTTCCCCGTACCATCACGGCCACCCCGCAGCAGACCAAACACCTGCGCCGTTCATGGCTCAATGCCATCGAATACCTCGGCCCTAAGTGGGTACTTAGCGATGCGAACAAAGTCCAAAAGAAAGGATCCGCGAAATGAAAATCACCCATCGTATCCAAGGCAACGACGCAGTCCGTCTAGCACGCTGCATCCTGAAGGCCTCTGAGGACGGCTGCAGTATCGGTCAATGCACAGAGGCCGGCTACAACGAATGCTCAGGCAACGTGTATATCTGGGATGAAGACTGGGAAGGCGCCGTCTTTATGGGACCGGGCATGGACGCCCCGACTTGGGACTGGACGTGTCCTAATTGTGGCGAAGAGTACACGTTCGAGTTTTATCACGAGCTCGTCGCGTTCGCTGAGGAACAGCGGATCAAGTACGATGACCACTGTGAAGTCTGCCAGATCAACGACACCAACGAGGAAAAGTAACCGTGCACCCCGTTCAGCCTGTAACAATCAGCGAGCGGGGCATGCGCCTCGCTCTACTCGGCACCCAACTCGATACCGAGACTGCCACCTTGACACGATTGGCCAAGGACAGACAGCGTCTGGTGCGCGAGCTCAAAGCACTGGACATACGCATCAACGAAACCGTGCGCGTTATTGGTACGGTCAGCGACAACATCCGCCACCTTGGCGGCCAGCCTTAACGATCCCAATAACACGGAGGCACCATGCCACGTAAAGAACGCCGGGCGCAAGCCCGGTTAATCAACTCCAAGAAGGGCCGCAGCCTGGTGCCATCGCAGAGGATCAGGCACTGGCTCATGCCGATGTACACTCTGGTCAGCCAACTGGCGAAGGGTGAGTGTCACGCAGTCGATGGCTTCCCCGTCATGGCCTATCAAGGCGAGCTGGTGCGGATGGACTACGTCATTGCCGGCTTCATCGACATGCTCAACCGCGCACCTACCACAACAGCTTGCCCAACGTCACCCCTGCAGAAACTGCAGAACAAACTAGAGTATGGTATGATGCTCACCGAGACTGACATAACGTCAGCCTGGCAGTGCCTCGCCCAGTGCGAGGCGCTTTTACGTCGGTTGACGCTGGCTCAACTGATAGACCTGAGCACCACAACGTCCATCGCCATCGAAGTCGAGGCGATGGGACTCACGCAAGCAGACGCGCCCATTGAAGCGCCGATCGAAGCAGCCAACGCAGCACCCGCAATTAACTAAGGACTACCGTTATGGCATACATCCCCGTACCTCCCCCATATAAGCACACTTCAGCCACGGGCAAAGCCCTGCATCAATCGGCTGCGCCTGGCGCACGCTGTGGCTGGCGCTCGATACCAAACACCCTGCCCACCCCCGATCAGATCGAGGCCTACTTCACCCCCTTCACACCCAAGCGGCGGGTCAAGCTGGATAGGAAGGTCGAGTATCAGAACTGGTACGAGCTCATCTCTCGTACCCAAGGCGCCTTCGCCGCTGGTGATCTTTCACTTGGTGCAGTGGATCGTGTGCCCGCCGCTGTGCTGAAAGCCCTTGTGGATACCGGCCGCTTGCTCCGCACACAAACACATGCCCGCCAGCCGTACAAGTACGAGCGTACCCCCGCCTTCGATAGCTGGTGGCACGACACAAAAAACGGCGTGTTCAACGCCGAGGAACTGCCCGAGTTCAACGTGCAGAACGAAGAGCAGAAACGCCCTGGCCGCCAGCATGGGGCACGGGTACAGACCACGCAAAACCCGCAGTCTGCCCGCCCGAAACGCATACGAACCCGTGTGAAAACAACCACTATAAAGGACGACAAATGAACCTACTTATACCCGCCGCACACAACTGCTTCCCCAAGCTGTTGCCATGGTATATCCACACCTGGTGGATGAACACCACGCTGCCCATGCTGACCAGCCTCGCCGTTATCGAGACGTACCGTGAAACCCTCGATGCTTACTGGCGCCCGCCGCACAGCCGGCCTAATCTTCATGTCGTAAAGTGAGGTGACCATGGCTGATCAGATTGATGAAGCCAACGAGCTGGCGCTGCACGCCCTGTCAATAGCCCTGGCGGCAGCCAGGAGCGTGTCTGCTGAGCAGGTGGAGGGTAACCCCTCAGGCCAGTGTTGGAACTGCCTGGAGCCGCTTGCTGAGGGCGACAGATTCTGTGACGCTGACTGCCGGGATGACTGGCAGCTGCGCAAAAACTACGCAAGATAACCGGAGCCACCCATGATAGTGCAAGTCATCCTACCTTTGCAGTCAGGCGAGCAGACGTTAATGATGAAGGCCGGCGCGTTCATTGAGACCCATCCCACCCGCGTTTGCACGGTCTTCGCTGTGGAAGTAATGACCGAAGCCGACACATCACTACCACCGTTCGCCGTCACCCCGGAGATGCTGAGTCATATCCATCAGTTCATCTGGCACCAGTACGACGAGCGGCGGCACCAAGACAACCCATCCTACGTGGAGTATGACGATGCAACCCTTCAATGAAACCGACGTGATCGAGACGCCGTTTGTCGGCACGCTGGTGCGCCGCTATGCCACACCGAAAGAGGCGGACCCCACTGGCCGCGCACCCAATGAGCCAGGGGCGAAGCTGGATCATGGCAAACCCTTACCCCACCTGGTGCTCGGCGGGTTCAGTAAGGCGCTCGAACATGTGGTCGCCGTCGGCACCTATGGTGCCCAGAAGTACAGCCCCAACGGCTGGCAGCACGTACCCAACGGGGTAGAACGGTACAGCGAAGCGATGCTGCGGCACTATTTCGCTGAGTATCGAGAGGGCAAAGACCCTGACACAGGTCTGTTACACGCAGCGCACTTGGCTTGGAACGCACTGGCCCGACTGCACTGTATTATCAAAGAGTTGGAGGATAATGAGGTGCGCCCATGAGTATGAACCGGATGAAGATTGAGTCAGTGCACTGGGCGCTGCACCACGAGGCGAACTACCGTAAGAACAGCAACGCCATGGTCGGTGTAACCGTAGCACGCAGGTTATGCAGTCGATGTAATACCTATGGTGAGGTAGTTGGTAGCCGGCGTATAGCCGGCAAATTCATATGCCCGCAGTGTGCGAAGGGGATGCGCGATGTTAGATAACGCTATTATGGTGCTGTTATTTATAGGGGTAGTAGCGGTGTTTGCTGTCGCAGGATGGTTGCTTATATGGATGATTGAGGATACGATATACGTTAGCAAGGAGCATGAAGATGATCGCTAGACCAGGACACATCTCAGCATACATAGGTGAGCGCAGTATGACCCAGCCTGAAGAGGTCGAGGATTTAAGCAACGAGTTCTGTCCATGGGCCTGCTCGCACTTGGTAAGGATGAACGGCACAGCTGAGTGCGCGGCGTGGGACACCAGACTGATACGTGTAGGCGCAGTGGATGTGTGCCGTTGTGGCGAGTGCCTTAAGCACGATGTTAATTTAACGGAGAATAATTATGAAGACCGATTCACAAGAAGCGCGTGACTGGCTGACCGATCACTTATCAAAGATACGTAGCGGTGGCATGTGGTGCATACCCAGATCGAACGCCATATATCGTATCGACCATGAGAACAAGACGATGCACCGTGTGGTAGGGTGCGACGTAGCTACTGAGCGGGTGGCCAAGGCCATCGGCTGGCGGATTGAGGAGCGCTGATATGCAGGTAACTCTTAAGTTCATTACCCCAGACGCCGTCGCCCACATCGGAGAGGCAGCGAGTATATGTTACGACAGCGACGTTAGTCGAGAAGCTTGTATCAGACGGGCCGGTAAGTGTAAGGACAGTGGGCACTTGGCAACGATGCGTTTCGCCTACGCAGACTTTGAGATCGATGGCATAAGCCGTGTGTGTTCCCATCAGATCGTACGCCTGGCACACGCCGGCCTGCTGCAACGCTCTCAAAGATATGTGAAAGAAACCAAGGTAGAGTACATCGACCCGCCGGCAGTGGCCCTATTACCAGTGGATGTGGCGTACAAGTGGGCGTTGATACAAGACATGGCAGAGGAACTCTACCTACACTTGGTCGATACTAAGTTGATGAAGAAGGAAGACGCACGGTACATCCTGCCGCAAGGCTGCGCCACTAAGCTGCGCATGTGCTTGAACTTCCAAGCATGGCAGGACTTTCTTAACAACCGTTGTCATCCCGCAGCGCAGTGGGAAGTCCGCACCGTAGCCATGGAGATACGTAACCAGCTGACCCAGTTAGCACCTGAATTGTTTGGAGATTAACAATGCCCAGAATGAGACCTAAAGCTGAAACAGCTACTGAAAGGTTCAAAGATGGGAAAGAACCTTTCTTATCCCAAGATGAAATTGACGCGCTGTTGTGTCTTGGTTCAGTAAAGTTGGATTTAACCGAAGAGGATTGTATGGAGGATGATATGGAGGAAACAGAATTGGATATGCTTCGCCGTCATCTGGCTGAGGAACACAACGAAGCCTGCAATAACCTCTTATTGCCTAATGAGATGACCCTGCGGGATTGGTTTGCTGGTATGGCAATGGTTAGTTTTATTAACGATCCGCGTTACACCACATGTTCAGAACAAGAGGTGGCAACAGCGGCATATAGGCAGGCAGATGCAATGATGGAGGCGAGGAAGAAATGACCAGACCAGACTACATTCAGTGCATCAGCCACCCAAGAGAGACACTTAAACCCTTGTGCGGTGGAGAATACAAACCGTTCTTCGTTAATCTGGATCACGCATTATTAAATGCACTGCAAGGTGGACGACTGGTAGCCTGTCCTGACTGTATTGACAAGGTAGTAGGGATATTAGAAGGGGATGCTGAATGAACTACACAACACCAGAAGTCAAGTACGTAAACAAATGGCACCACCGATTCCTCGAACTCGCCAACACTGTAGCCCAGTGGAGCAAAGACCCAAGCACCAAGGTCGGCGCGGTCATCACCCTCAACAAGCGCATCGTCAGCCTAGGCTTCAACGGTTTCCCAGCAGGCACCGACGATTCAGAGGAAATCTACCAAGACCGGGACCGCAAGCTGAGGCGCACCATTCACGCTGAACGCAACGCCCTCTTGTTCGCCCAACGTGACCTGACAGAGTGCACGATCTACGTCACCCACCCACCTTGCAGCCAGTGTGCAGGGGACATTATCCAGTCTGAGATCAAGACTGTGGTGTATGCCAAGCCCGAGGGCGAGTTCAAAGTGAGGTGGTTGGACGATTGCGTGGAAGCCTTGAAGATGTTTCGTGAGGCTGGTGTTGAAGTGATTGAACTTTAGAGGAGAATAGAAATGAGATTGATCTACGACGGTGTGAAGCCAGGACGTAAGGAAGGGAACCAACGTATCTTCAGACAAGGTAACGAAGGGCTGTCTGTAGTTTGCCAGCCTGGGAGTTTTGGATATGAACAAGGTCTGTTTGAGATATGTAAGGTGAAGTTTCACGGTGATAGTTCCTATGACTTTGACCTCAATGGTGATCCCTTGGGTTATCTGACTAATGAAGAAGTTCTGACGATTGTTGAGTGGGAGACTAAGGAAGATGAGTAAACAGGAAATGCTTGAACTTGCAGCTAGAGCCAGTGGTGTTGAAGTATGGTCCCCTCGTATGAATGGAGGTAGAAACGAGGACGGGTCTCGTATCATCCTTACACCTTGCCACACAGAGGTAGAAGGTGAAGTAGTGGAATGGAACCCGATAGACAACGACGGTGATGCACTACGTCTAGCGGTGAAGTTGGGACTACAGGTATTCACAGATTACAAATCAGGGATTGATCTACAACCAGGCACTGGTGTTTTGATTGGGTCGGAACTACCACCTGAGTTTTGGTTGGCACACAACGACGACCCATGCGCCGCTACTCGCCTAGCCATCGTTCGTGCAGCAGCAGAAATTGGTAAGGGAATGAAATGACTAAACGAGAAATTCTAGTTGTAGAGGCTCAGAACAAAGGCACTGCTGAATCTCCGGACTGGAGAGCCTTCCTTTATTGGCGACATGTACCAACTGATAAAGTGTACGAGGTACGTGGATACTCTACGGTATCCGAATTAGATGCCAGGTTTGATGCTTTAGACAGACCTCTGAAAAGGAAGAACTCAGAATACTTCTGTGATTATAAAGAGTTCAAAATGAACTAGGGAGACCTAGAGAAAGCTGCAAAAATCAAGAGCACCTGCACGTCTGTTTATCACCACTTTTAGGAGATTTAGAATGACAACCTTAACAAAAGCCGACCGTCAAGCTGTACTGACATCTGTACTTGCCAAGTCTTTCAAAGGTAGGTTTGAAAAACTGAAGAACAAAGGCACTGAACTTGTTCTTGAGAAAATCAAAGCCGAACATACGAAATTCTATGAACTTTGGAATGATGTAGCTGCTAGGGAATATCTTAGGGCTAGCCACTACATTTACCTGAGACATAGCGATGGTTATTATGCTATGGAACCTGTATACGGCACGATAATTGGCACCAGAAAGCGCGGTGTAAACTACATTGATATGCTTATTTCCGATTATGTTGTACCTGCTACGTATTCAAAAAACCTGAACAAGCCTGGCGATCAGTGGGAAAAAGCGTATACAAAATTGTGGAATGACTACAACTCGGCTTATGACCTTCTCAGCGGCACACTGGAAGCGTACAAAACTGTAGAGAAGTTGGAACAGGACTTCCCAGAGTACGCAAAATTAGTCCCTAAACGAACGGTAGTCTCTGGATTACCCATGGTCATTCCGCAGGATGTGAGAGATAAGCTGAAGGATGTAGGTGTGCCAGAGCCGGATGAGGTGGTTGATAATGTCTGAGTACAGAGTTGTTAGAGACACATACTGTGGATACGAAGTTCAGATCAGGAAATGGTGGCATTGGCCGCTTTGGTTTGCAATCGGTGTTAATACCCACACATCTTTAGAGAGAGCTGAGGCATTTGCCAAAGCACATGCAAAACCCTGTGTTAAGTACCTGGGTAGATTAGACAAGGAGACTGCACGATGACCAACCACTGGCAACACGACATCGAAGCAATACGTCAATCACCACGGCAGCATTTCGACTATGAAACATTCAAAGACCTCGCTGACGCAGTTATGGTATTAACGCAGGAACTTGAACGTCTGTTGGACGATTATCAATACAAGGTCGAGTTCGATGACAACTACGACAGAGCGAGAAAAGTTCTGGACTTTTACAAACAACAGGAGTGCATAAATGACTAAACCTTTCCGCGTTATGCTGGCCTGTGACTGCAACCTGGCCAAGCTGCGTTACCCCGTGCTCGCTTCACCCAAGCTCGATGGTGTGCGAGCGTATGTCAAAGACGGAGTAGTGCTGAGCAGGAGCAACAAGCCCCTGCCGAACCGCCATGTGCAGCAGTTGTTCAAAGGCTTCGAGGGTTTCGATGGTGAGCTGATCGTCGGCCCACCCAACGCCCCGGATGTTTATCGCACCACGGTAAGTGGTGTCATGAGCCATGACGGTGAACCGAACGTCAACTTCCATGTGTTCGACCTGGCCACTTCGGCAGACTCGTATCATACGAGGTACAAAGCCTTGCTTGAAATGCACACATCCGGCATGGACTTCGAGTTGTTGAAGCAGTATCGCATCAACAGCGAGGCAGAGCTGATTGAATACGAGCAGTATGTGCTCAGTCAAGGTTACGAAGGAGTGATTCTGCGTGATCCTTACGCAGCGTACAAACAAGGCCGGGGCAGTATGACTGACCAGTGCCTGATGAAACTCAAGCGGTTCAGTGACGCCGAGGCCACGGTCATTGGATTTGAAGAGCGCATGCACAACGCCAACGAGGCCACCGTCGACGAGCGCGGTTATACGAAACGCAGTAGTCATCAGGGAAACAAGGTGCCGATGGGTACGCTTGGCGCACTGTTAGTGCGCAACGCAGATGGCGTGGAGTTCGCTGTAGGCACAGGCTTCGATGATGCGCAGCGGCAAGAGGTGTGGGACAATCGTGACAAATACCTTGGCCGTGTGGTAAAGTATAAGTACTTCGAGATTGGCGTGAAGGATAAGCCGCGTCACCCTGTGTTCTTGGGCTGGCGTGATCTGATTGATATGTGATTAGGAGTCATCATGATTGATGTTAAAATCAAACTGTTGTACAATGGTTCTAAGGCGCCGCGTTATCAGCGCCCCGGTGATGTTGGGATGGATGTCTTTGCTTGCATCGACCACCACTTCAACATACACCCCGGTCGTTGGGAGACTATCCCGCTCGGCTTTGCAATGGAGTTACCCGAAGGTTATGGGGCGTTCATCATCCCACGTAGCGGTATTAGTGTGGTGCATGGGATCAACATCATCAACAGCCCAGGGTTGATCGACGCGAACTATCGGGGAGAAGTAAAAGCTGTGGTGTATAACGGTAGCAACGAGACGTTTCGCTGCGCACCGGATGCACGCATAGCACAAATGGTCATCATGCCGATACCCCATATCAACTGGGTGGAGGTGGATGAATTGGAGCAAACTAACCGAGGCGACAAAGGCTTTGGTTCATCAGGAGTATGACATGTACCAAATTGAAGATGGCATCACCCTCCCCCCGCTTACCCGCAATCGCGCATCGCAGGGCAGTAAGTACCCTCTGCTTGAGATGCAGGTTGGCCAGTCGTTCTTCGTCTCGGCAGATGGCGTCGAGCTGGATAAGCTGAGTAACCGCCTGCGCGGCGCATGCACCAAAGCCCAGACGGACTACGCTGTTAAGTACAGCGTGCGTACCACCCAGAAGGACGGTGTTGACGGCGTCCGCGTCTGGCGTGTAGAGTAATACCGTTTTACTTCCTCCCTTCCACCGTACGGTGGTTCGCCCCTGATGATTCAGGGGCTTTCTTTTGGAGACAGCCATGGGCATTGACCCAAAGAACCTGTCGTTAGATGAGCTGGACGTGCTGGCTCACCAGACCAACGACGCCCTGGCGCTTGAGTTACTGCGCCGCTATTACCGCATCATGAAGGCGACGGAGCAGGCGGTGTCCGAAGCCATCGAGATAGACCTTTCCCAACAGGAGTTAGCACTATGAACACCCTACCAAAGCCCCTCAATATCATGCTGGACCTTGAGACACTGGGCACCAAGCCCGGCTGTGTGGTCCTGTCCATTGGTGCCGTGTCCTTCGACGCCGAGCGTATCGTCGATGCGTTCTATGTCAATATCAAACCCGACGATGCGCAGCGGTGCGGACTCACCATCGACGCCAGCACAGTCATGTGGTGGATGCAGCAGAGTAAGCAGGCCCGTGCAGCGTTCAACACTGGCAGCATGCGAGTGCATGAAGCCCTCATCAACTTCAACACCTGGCTGCTAAAGCAGCGCCCCAGCGTAGGCGACGGGCGTATGAAAGTCTGGGGCAACGGCGCATCGTTCGACCAGCCCGTGCTCGAAGCCGTGTATGCTGCGGTGGGCATAGCCAACCCGTGGCAGTACCGTGATTGCATGTGCTACCGCACGCTGAAGAACCTAGTGCCCGACGAAAACCTGCAGCCGCCACACAACGACGAACACCACAACGCACTGGCCGACGCCCGCTGGCAAGCCTTGCACTTGCAACGCATCGCTTGCGTACTTGGACTAGAGCTATGAAAAACCATGTGATCTTCGACACCGAGATCATCGGCGACGCAGCACCTGTCTTCCTTATCTGTGCCAAGGTGGTTGAAACCGGGGAGACCTTCTCTTTCTGGGGCCAGTACGAGGCCGACGTTGAGCGCCTCGGCCAGCTGATCTTCGACCCGCAGTACACATGGGTAGGGTTCAACTCAGAGAACTTCGACCGCCCACTCATCGCCGCACTGGCGGCGGGCTGGACTGACCTTGAGATTAAAGGACTGGCGCAGTCGATCATCAGTGATGAGCTGCGCAGCTGGCAGACGTATCGCCAGTTCAACATCCCCTTTCTGGAGTACGACCACATTGACTTGATGGAAGTCCCGCCAGGTGTGATGCTCAGCTTGAAGACTTACGCAGGACGCATGGGCTACCCGACCATGGTGGATATGCCCTTCCATCACGACCAGGACTTGACCACCCTTGACCAGCTCACCGAGCTGCAACGGTATTGCATGAACGACATCGGCGTGACCGAGGCGCTGTTCAAACTGGTGGGAAAAGACTTGGAGACGCGTGTCACATTGGGTGCCAAGTATGGTGTTGATCTGCGGAGCAAGTCAGATGCCCAGTGCGCCGAGGCGATTCTGAAGAAGGTGTGCGGCATCAACAACCGGGACAAGATTGTCCCCAGCCATGTGCAGTACCAATCCCCGGCCTTCATCAAGACGGACAGCGAGCAGATCAACCAGCTCATTGGGCAGATACAGTCGCACTTCTTCGAGATCAACAAGGGCAACGGGTCACCGACGTTCCCAGAGTTCCTCACCGAACCCATCAAGCTGGGCCACGGCACCTATCAGTTCGGCATCGGTGGGCTGCACAGCCAGCACGACACGAAGTTCTTTGTGCAAGCCGATGAGAATCTGCTGGTGAGCGACTTCGATGTAGCCAGTTACTATCCGAACATCATGATGAAAGCAGGCCTGATTCCAGACATCGGCGGTGGTAAAGGTGGTGAGTTTCTCAAGGCATACTCTGACATCTACAGTCAGCGATTAGCGGCAAAACGTAGTGGAGATAAGCGTACATCTAACACTCTTAAAATTGTTTTAAACGGCACTTTTGGAAAACTAGGCAGCTTGTACTGTAGCTTCTACGCTCCTGAACTAATGCTTGCAGTTACCATCACAGGCCAGCTAAACCTACTGTGTCTCATCTGGGAGCTGGAGAAGATCCCCGGTGTTAAGGTGGCATCGGCGAACACGGATGGTCTGCTGGTGCTCTATCCGCCAGCGGCGGACGGCGATGTGCTGCAGGTGTTCGGTGAAAACGCGGAGCGCACTGGCTTCGAGTACGAGGAAACGCCATACCAACGGGTGGCCATGCGGGACGTGAACAGCTACATCGCTGTGACTGACGAGCGCAGCAGCGTCATCCTTGCCCCCGGCTGGGAGTTGCAAGAGATACCCGGCAGCAAGCCCTCTCTGAAGCGCAAAGGCGCGTTTGCCAAGGCAGGTGTAATGGAGAACGTCAGCCCGACGATGCAGGTCTGTGCGGACGCAGCAGCGGCCTATCTGCTGGACTTCACGCCAATCGAAGAGACGATCCGTGGGTGCGAGAACTTCTTGGACTTCACCGAGATACGTCAGGTGAAAGGCGGCGGCGTGCAGCACTTGAGCGAAGAGCAGTTCGACGATTGGGAGCTGATCGAGGATCACGGATCAGCGAAGAACTTGTGGCGCAGCGCATCCACTGGCAAGGAGATGAAGCGGAAGTCCAAGCCGAAAGCCTTGTGGCGCGGTGTGGGTGGCGTGCCGTTCGGTCGCGTGGCTCGTTGGTACATGACAACGGAAGTCATCCCAGCCATCACCTACGTGGGGTCTGGGAACAAGGTGGCCGGCACGGAAGGCGGCAAGCTCTGTTTGAATCTGCCCAAGGACTTCCCTGACGATCTCAACTACGACTGGTACATACGCAACACCGAGAAGATGCTGGCCAGCGCAGGCGTTCCAGGCTATGATGTGCCTATCGAGCCGCGCTCAATGGCGAGCGCAGACAACTAGGAGCTATCATGAGTAAGCTGAGTTTCAGCTATACAGCATTAAAGGACTTTGCCAACTGCCCGCTGGCGTTTAAGCATAAGCGTATCCTTAAGGATGTTGCTTTTGTGCAAGGGGCCGAGGCCAAGTGGGGTGAGGAGGTTCATGCGGCGCTTGAGCACAGGGTTAAAGACGGTACGCCGCTGACCAAGGAGTTCGAGAAGTTCGAGCCGATTGCCAAGAAATTCGACGGCAAACGTGTTGAGTGCGAATTAGAGCTGTGTGTGAATGAACATCTGAAACCCACTGGTTGGTTCGACGCCGACGCTTGGATACGTGGCATAGTCGACGTGCTTGTGTGGATAGATGATAAGACTGTATTTGTAGGAGATTACAAAACAGGCAAGCGTAGGCCTGACTTCGACCAGTTAGAACTCTTCGCCCTACTTATCTGGGCACACTATCCAGAAGTGCATAAGGTGAAGACCTCGTTGGTATGGCTGAAAGAAAACTCGATGGACAGCGAGACATACACTCGCGATCAAGCCAACGAACTGTGGGGTAAAGTTATGGCGAAGATACGGCGGGTTTATAACGCAGTAGATAGTGACGTATGGCCGGCTAAACCGAGTGGGTTGTGCGGCTGGTGCGACGTCCATAAACAACTCGGATGCAAGTATGCGAAAGTGAGATAGCCATGGCAACGACACCTGAAGGAAAGGTTAAAGATGCGGTTAAGAAAATACTACGGGACAACAACATCTGGTTTTACATGCCGGTACAAACGGGGTACGGTGTTGCTGGTATCCCTGACTTTGTTTGTTGTGTCCCTCCTACCGGCCATTTCTTGGCCATTGAAACCAAAGCACCCGGCAAGCGTAACCAGCTACGACCGACGCAGGTTAAACAAATCGAAGCGATACAGACTGCGCGGGGTTGGGCATTGGTTGTAGATGACCCGCAACAATTGGCAGAGTTCTTGGAGACTATTGGTCATGAAGGTCTTTCCACAGCATAAGTCATTAGCACTGCGGGTGCGTGACCCACACGCTGTTAAGCAGCTTATCCCTGGCACCCGTGTGTTCCACCAGAAAGATAAGTTCGTAGCCTTCGTGCCACACCATATGGACAGCGTGAAGGTGTTGCGTAACATGGGCGTATCAGCACCGCCGCCCATCTGGTACTACTACGACTATCCCAAGTACGAGGGTAGGTACGCACCATTCGAGCATCAGATTAAGACAGCTGAGTTTGTGACACTACATCATAGGTGCGCTGTATTGAACGCACCCCGTACGGGCAAGACCCTCGCATGTCTTTGGGCAGCAGACTATATGATGCGCGAGGGGTTAGTCAAGAAAGTGTTGATTGTAAGCCCGCTCTCGACGTTGCAAGATGTGTGGGGTAACGCACTGTACAGTACGTTCTATGAGCGCACGTTTGTTGTGCTGCATGGGTCGCGTAAGCATCGGGAGAAGATGGCCAGCGAAGACTTCGACTTCTACATCGTGAACCACGACGGCTTCGACATCGTCAAGGACACCCTCCGGGATAAAGTCGACCTCGTGATCTACGATGAAGCAGCAGTGCTGCGCAACAACAGCACCTCACGCTTCAAGTCTTTCCAGGCTTTCATCGAAGATAACCCAACTCGACTGTGGCTGCTGACGGGTACGCCGACGCCCAATGAACCCACGGATGCGTGGGCCTTGTGCAAGCTCATCGGCGTTGAAGACCTACCAAGACAGACACGCTTCCGCGATATGGTCATGGAGAAAAGCGGGCAGTGGAAGTGGCGACCAAGAGAGGGGGCGGAACAGACGGTGTACGCATACCTGCAACCCAGCATACGCTTCAGCCGTGACGATTGCTTCGACCTGCCAGACACCGTGATTGAAACCCGTCACTGTGAAATGACCAAGCACCAGGCCAAGCTGTTCAAAGAGATGATGCGTGAGATGGCCATGGAGGTGCAGGGGAACAGCATTACCGCCGTCAACGCTGCCGTTAAGATAGGTAAGTGCCTGCAGTTACTTACAGGTGTGGTATATGACAACGAAGGTAACGAAGTTTATATCGGGTGTGAGCCACGCATCAGCGTCATTAAAGAAGTCATCGAAGAGTGTTCTGAAAAAGTTATAGTTTTCGTGCCGTACACCGGAGCATTGATGGCGATGGCAGAATCTATTTCCCAGATCGCAACAGTTGAGTTAATATATGGAGGTGTAACTGCAAGCAAACGCAATGAGATATTCGCATCGTTTAGAGGATCACCGAACCCAAGAGTGTTGGTAGCTGACGCAAGGACCATGGCTCACGGGCTTGACTTAACCGCAGCAACTACTGTAATATGGGCTGCTCCGACGTATAGCAACGAAGTTTATGAACAAGCCTGTGCCCGAATCAAGGGGCCGAAGCAAAAGCATAAGACGACGATTGTGCATATCGAAGGTAGCACGCTAGAGAAGCTGATCTATAAGCGGTTGAGCGAAAAGCAAGAGTCGCAAGACTCACTGTTAGAAATTGTGCAACAACAAGGAGGCATGATATGAGCACCATAACCCCAGACCGCTTAGTCCAGAAGTACTTGGAGTTACGCGACGAGATCGACGCCATTGAATCCGCAGCGAAGGAACAGACAGCTGTACTGCGGGCGAAGATGGACAAGATCGAAACGTATTTCCTCGCATTGGCAGAGCAGGATGGGCTGAAGAACATCCCGACGAACAGCGGGCTGGTCTATTTCGGCAGCCGCGACAACGCATCCGTCGCAGACCCCGAGGCTTTTCTGCAGTTCATCAAGGACAACGACGCTTGGGATCTGATCGAGCGTCGAGCCAGTGCAAAAGCAGTACGGTCTTACATCGAGACCGAAGGCGGCGTGCCCACGGGAGTCAACTTCAGCACCCGCCGCACCGTCACGGTACGCCGTGGCAAATAACGCAGCACCCTTTAGTTCAACTTAGCACACCCATCTTTCATACGGAGAAACACCATGCAAAACCTGCCTTCTATCGCCAACATCACCCTGCCCGCTCACCTGGTTGCCCGCGCTGCCGCATCTAAAGTCACTGCCGCGGCCCTTGCAGCTGCCACTGGTGAGTCCGTACCGCGCATCAGCCTGAAGCAAGCGCGTTTCCGTATCGTCGAGGGTGGCGATGAGATGCTCATCAACACGTTGCACCTGGATACCACCGTGGTCGGCGTCGTGCCGGGTGTGTCCAAGACGTTCTACCTGAAGAAGTGGACACCGGATCAGGAAGCCACTGCCCCGGACTGCTACTCAGTCGACGGCACCTATCCCAGCCCGCGTGCTACGACACCCCAGTGCGCCTCCTGCGCCGCCTGCCCGCATAACGTCTTCGGCTCCAAGATCACTGAGCTTGGGAAAGAAACCAAGGCGTGCGCTGACTCTCGCCGGCTGGCTGTCGTGGCCTCTGACGATGTGGAAGGCACCGTGTATCAACTGGTGCTGCCGACCATGAGCATGAAGCCCTTCAACAAGTACGTCAAAGAGCTGGCGATGCGGAACATCCCCATCGAGTATGTGCGGACCCGCCTCTCGTTCAACACCGACGTGACGTATCCGATGCTGGACTTCACCTTCGCCGGCTTCCTGGATGAAGAAGGCTCGGCTGCCATCGAGGGTATCGTCACCTCGGACAATACCAAACATGTGTTGGGACTCGACGACGTGGCCTCTGGCCCGGCAAGCCCGTCAGAAGCGTTTGAGCAGGCTGCAGTACCTGCGCCGGTGCCAACCCCCAAGGCTGCGCCGAAAGCCGCTCCTGCCCCCAAGCAGGCCGCTCCTAAGCCGGCTCCCGCCCCGGTAATTGAAGAGGCCGAAGAAGTTGAAGACGCTCCGGCCCCGAAGAAGCGTGGTTTTGCTGCAGCTGCGGCGCCGGTGGCTGCCCCGGTTGAAGCCCCTGCGAAGAAGCGTGGCTTCTCAGCAGCGCCGAGTAGTGGTAATGTAGCGGCTCCGGTTGCTCCCGCTCCGGTTCATGCTGGTGTGGATGCGCTGGCCAATGAACTCGGCGACATGTTCGATGGTGAAGTGGATATGTAATCACTAGCCTGACACTGCGGGGAGCCTCCGGGCTCCCCTTTTTCATGCAGGTTAGCGACGAAAGGTCGACATGGATCGTTATGACTTTTTGAATCTGGTGCTTGCCCCCGAAGGCAACGGCAACTATGTTGTCACCCTCGGCAAGACCACCGATGAAGGCAAGAAGATATTCTTCAACCGGAACGCACGCTCGATAAAGGAAGCTGCCGACCTCGCCGTGTGGGGTAGCAGTAAGGGCATGACCGCCTACTATGCCCTGGGCACCTTCATCGACAACGAGAAGGTCGATGCCCAAGGGCGCGTCAAGGCTGAGCGTAAGCAGGCCCAGGCACACCTGTTCAAGACATTGGCACTCGACATCGACTGCGGGCCCGACAAGCCCTACACCACCCAGCGTGCTGGCGCCCAAGCACTGGCCCAGTTCGTCAAAGCCACAGGCTTACCCAAGCCGCTTGTCATATCATCGGGCAACGGACTGCACGTCTACTGGCCACTCGATACCGCCATCAAAAAGGACACATGGGTGGGCATGAGTAAAGTGCTCTTCGCCCTGGTCAAAGAAAAAGGCCTAGCTGTCGACGAGTCCAAGGTATTCGACCCGTCCATGGTGCTGCGCCCGCTCGACACGACGAACTTCAAGGGTAACCATCCTGTGACGCCGGTGATCGTGCGCGACGCGCTGCCGACCCTGGAGTTCGCCAAGCGGTTGAAGTCCTTGCAGCCAGCCAGTACCCCTGAGAAAAAGGCGAAGCCTGTCACGATGAGCGTCAAGTCGTCGGTCATGGAGGCCGCACTGGCAGGTGGTAAGCAAGACTACCCCGCCCTCATCCCTGAACAAATCATTGCGGGTTGCAAGCAGATGGCCCGCATCACCTTCGCCAATGGGGCGAATGCTGAGGAGCCTGAGTGGTACTTGGCCTGCGGCATGGCTGGCTACACAGCCGAGCCAGAAGCAACGGTCATTGAGTGGTCCAAGGGGCACAAGGACTTCGACGCCAACGAGTCCATCGAGAAGATGAACCAGTGGTTGTCCAACGCGGACGGCCCGCCCACCTGCAGCAAGTTCGACAAGCTCTCTCCTGGTACATGCAGCAAGTGCCCGCTGTTTGAGAAGATCGGCACGCCCGCCAAGCTGGGTCACCCACGGCCAAGAGAGTTGAGCGAAATCCCCGACGTGCCGTCGCCGGCAGTCGAGCCGCCCGTGCCGTTCAAGCGCACCGAGGCCGGCGTCACGATGAACCTGCAGGGCGAAACCCCGGTGGTGATCTGCAGCTATGACCTGTTCCCCAGCCACATCACCTACGATCCGACGCTAGGCTACGAAGAGGTTGAATGGGTGTGGAAGAAACCCCATGTGGGCTATACCAAGCTGCGGGTCCGCACGGCTCACATCTTCAGCGACTCGAATCTTGGCGAGCTGATTAGCCACCTGGCCAACCACGGCTTGTTCATCGCCACCAAGCAAAACCAAGTGTGCATAGGAGCTTACATGCGAGCCTACGTTCAGCGCCTGCAACAGCATCAGGCGACTACCGAACTCTATGGGTCCTTTGGCTGGAAGGACGACTACAAGAAATTCGTGCTCGGCACGGTGGAGTACAGCCGGGGCGCAGACGGCGAAGTCCACATGAAGGAAGTGGGCGTGTCCAAAGCCGTCTCCGAAAAAGCCCTCGACATTGCCTTCGACCTCAAGGGGGATATGCGTGAGTGGGTGGAATGGACGGAGTTGCTCAAACACAAAGAGCTGGCCATCCACCAGGTGGTGCTCGGCACAGCGTTCGCCGCCCCGCTCGTCGCCCTCACAGGTCTGCACGGATTCAGCATGTCCTTGCTCGGACCTTCAGGTACAGGGAAATCCACGATGCAGAACTGGATGGCCAGCGTCTATGGGAACCCGCATCGCCTTATGATGAAGAAGGAGGACACCAAGCTGTCGTTCGTGCAGCGCTTCGGTATCCTGGGGAACATGCCCGTCGCCATCGACGAATGCACGCTGATGGAGCCTAACGTACTGGCCGACATCCTCTACTGGGCCACGCAAGGGCAGGACAAGAACCGCGCCACGGAAGCCATCGCCAACACCTGGGCACTGCCCGTTGTTATGAGCAGCAACAAGTCCTTGCGCGACCGCCTGGTGGCGATCTCTTCTGATACAGAAGCCATCAGCCTGCGCCTACTGGAGTTCATGGTCCCTGAGAACTCCGTGTTCAACGAGATGCACGACTACGGTCGCCGCCTCGGCAGTTTCCTCAAGTCGAACTATGGCTACGTGGGCCGGGCCTACATCAAGGGGCTCATGGGCATCGGGGCTGACAAGCTGCGTGCCCGCATTGAAGCGCAGACCAAGAAGATTGAAAAGGAGTACGGCGTCAAGTTCGCCGGCAAGGAGCGTTACTGGGCACTGGCCATCACGCTGATCTCTCTGGGTATTGAACTGGCGAATGAGATGGGCCTAGTAAAGTTCGATGGGAAAGCCGGCATTCAAGCCGCGCTGAACCAGACGCTCAAGCAGCGCGTTATGGTGAGCGAACACACACCTGACCCGTTCGACATGCTGTCCGAGTACATCAACGAGCACCAGCGCTCCAAGCTGGTGGTCTATTACCGCGACGCCTTCAAGCCAATGGCCAAGGAGCTGCCGCAGGGCGAGGTGTATATCAGGATGGAGATTGACCAGAACAAATACTCAAGGCCCACGGGTACAGGCCGACTGTACATCGACCGCTCGCACTTCCAACGCTGGCTGACTTCACGACGATACGACTATCGCAGCGTGCAGGAGGCCATTGCCGGGGCCGGAGGGCTCGTCACGCCGAACAAGTGTGGTAAGACCTACCTGACCAGGAACACGCCGCTGAGACAGGGCCAAGTGCCCGTGCTGGGCATTGACCTGAGCCTTGAACAACTGGCCGGTATGCTCGATGTCGACGATGAGGGTATGCAGGAAGAAGGTAGCAACGTGGTGAAGCTTGCCAAGTAAAGCAGACCGGGGCTTGCGCCCCGGTCCTTTTACTCTTCCTCTTCGTCCAGCATGTACATCTTGGCTGACTCTTGCTGCGACTTTGGCAGCGTCTTCAACGTCCGGGCACCGAGGGTCATGGCGGCTTCTTCACCCGCACGCTCCAGCGACTTAGTGAAATCCTCGAAGTAGAGCGGGCTCTTTCTGCCGACCATGATATTCCATTCGCGCATTGCCGCTCGCACCTCAGCCATTCCCTCGCTGTCGCCGGCCACCTTGGCTTTGCGGTATTCAATGACGAAGGCTTCCTTCACGGCTTTGCTGTACTCGGACACGTACTTCTCGTTGCGCACCCACTGGTTCGAATAGCCCACCTCTGTCGGGTAGAAGCCCAGCGCTCTGGCGACCACGTCCCAACCGCTCGGGTCTCTTACAACCACCTGACCGCGCTTGTTCATCACGTTGTCGTAACTGGCGTAGCTGATGGCGTCCGCGAAGTTCCGCACCAGGGTGACTGGCACTTGCCGGAAGAACCCCTCCATATCGCCGTTGCTCAGTGAGCCGAAGGCTTTCGTGGTGTTCGACGCCGCGCCGTACGCAGCGCCCAGTGCCTTCACCATCTCGCTGTCCATGTCGGCCCCCGCCCGGAACATCCCCAGCATGGGTACGCCGATCTGCAGGCCACCCCGGCTAAACACCGCAGTGCCGAAAGTCGCATCAACGATCCCATGGAGCAGCATTTTGTCCAGGCTTTCCACACCGATGTCCTTGCCGATCTCGCTCAGCCCCTTCTGCAGCGTGCGCTCCCAGCTACCG